ATATTAGTAACAACGCCAAGTTTTTTAACTTTTGTAGGTGGTGAAATATAAATTGGTGAACTAAAACCTAATGTAGCTACATCTATTTCACTTTCTGTCCCCATTGGAATACTTCTACTGCTAAAATTTACAGTTTCTAAATTTAAAACAGACAAACTGGTCCAATCAACATAGTTGTCTGTAGTCTGTATTTCTAAACTAGGATTGAACAGCATCATGATTTGTTCCATGATCTGTAATTTTTGATCTGTATTTGTTGACCAAACATCCACGTTCACTGTTAAATTATAAGGAGTGGGCATGAGTCTTTCAACAGTATAATTTTTACCTTGAGTGTTTAAGTATTCTTTTCCTGTTTCATCATACGCTCTTTCTCTTAAATTTAATTTATTAACATAACTACTGTCTGCTAATCTATTACGATCTAATTCCAAGCCAGTAATGTATACAGCCATCCTTGGTGCAGAAGGAATAGCATTTTCACTGTTTTTGTTTATAATAGAAGCTACCTGCCTAGTCATATCACCATACATAACAGGTACTTCTACAAGTTTTGCTTGATTATCTTTATAAGAAAAATTACTAAACAACCTTACAATTTGTGTAATATATCTTCGTATTTGTCCATCATAAAAGTGTTGCATGTTTAGTTATCCGTCTTAGGTCTTAGAGCTTTGCTCAAACTTTGTCTTTCTTGTACTGATTCATCTGCTATTGTATTTGTTTTTACATTATTAATGAAACTAGTTTTTTGTGTATTACGTGTATCGGTATTAGTCATTGTCATTCTGACTTTATCTTCCATCTTGACCCATCTACGGCCATCATATCTAAATAATCTATTAGGTAACATATCTGTCCTCAAAAAATAATCGCCTTCTACTTGTCCTGTTGGAAAACTTATACCATGTCCAAATGCTTCACCGTTTGGTGCAATACCATCTCCTAATAGATATCCGTCGTATCCTTTACGTTTAGGAGTTTGTGTAACTCTATCTGCAAGTTCATTTGCAGTACTAGCATCTAATTCACTAGTATCAGTTGTTACAATATCTATAGTGCCATCTTCTTTAGTTGCAACAGTGTATAAATGACTTGTTTCATATCCACTTTGTTTGGTGTCTGCTTCGGCTTGTTTTACAACAGCATCATTAATTTCTTTTTGTTTGTTGTAATTACTCATTAAATCTCTAAGAGTATCACCACCTGGATTTTCTTCTTCAGCAGGTTTATCTAAAATATCTTTAAATTCCTGGCTATCTACTATTTGCTTTAGTTTTAATCTATAAAGATGTGGATACCAAGTAGGACTATAACCTTCCGAAGCACGACTGACTTCTTCAACAACATAATATCTTTTCATAGAAGTTGTAAAATCGCCTAATGCGTATTCATCTCTTAAGTGTGGGAGTTCAATTACGTCTCCACTAATAAATTTTCTACCCAGAGTTTTCACTGAGTTATTAATATGTACAGTCATAAAAAGTGTATCATTAGCTAAGAATAATCCAAACTGCGATAAATTAAAATCAATATCTTGCACATTATATACACCTCTTATAGTGTATATGTCTTGATCGTACTTTCTATCCCTGTTTTCTAAAAATAGTAAATCCTGTATATTTGTTTCTTGAAATACATCATATTGAGGTTGATCAGCAGTTGCGTCTGCTGATGCTACTTGTTTAGGACCTAAATATTTGTGTACATGAACGTCTGTTCCGCCCACAGTAAACATTTCATAGATACGGTCATCTATAAATTGATAATCTCGGCCCTTTTCTGGTTTGTATAAAGATAGTCTTGGCATATACATATTTATCGAACGATAAATACTATGGAGAAATAGTTTATGGCAACATTATCAACAAAGAAGCAAGAGATATTCGATTATGTCAATAATATGCTGGGCGGCGGCATGGTTGATGTTGAATTAGATCCAGCTCACTACGAAACTGCAATTACCAAAGCATTAACTAGATTTAGACAAAGGTCAGATAACTCTGTTGAAGAAGCATATTTCTTTATGCCAACTGTAATTGATCAAAACGAATATACTTTGCCAAATGAGATAATAGAAGTTAGACAAATTTTTAGAAGAAGCATAGGATCAAGATCAGGCGGTGGAGATGGTGGTACTTTATTTGAACCTTTCAATTTAGCATATACAAATACCTACTTGTTAGCTAGTTCTAACATGGGTGGTTTAGCAACTTATAATATGTTTTCGCAGTATCAAGAACTTGTAGGAAGAATGTTTGGTTCTTTCATTGAATTTAAATGGAATACAGCAACAAAAAAATTAACTATTTTACAAAGATCAAGAACAGAAGAAACATTACTACTAATGTGCTACAACTATCGTCCAGACGATCAGCTATTAGATGACTACCTAGCAAAACAATGGATAAAAGATTATACACTAGCTACATGCAAATACATGCTAGGTGAAGCAAGAAGTAAATTTGCTACTATTGCAGGTCCACAAGGTGGTGGACAACTCAATGGTGACACTCTTAAAAATGAAGCGGCCGCTGAGATTGAAAAATTAGAACAAGAAGTAAGCACAGCTATTCCTGGTGGTATGGGATACGGCTTTACAATTGGCTAAAACTAAAAAATTTTTAAAATGTAAATATGCCAGTGAAGTACCTGGCTGGACATCAACATTACAACACTCACAGTATATAAAATTAATAGAACAATTACCTGATAAACCAAAAATTTTAGAAATAGGTTGTGGTTATGGTAGGAGTACATGGGCTTGGTTAGATGTAATACCAAAAAATACAGATTATTATATTTTAGATAATTTTAATTTAGATTTTAATGATAATTTTAAAACTGGATATACAGCATGGCGTCAATTTACCACACCAAAGCAAAATAGGAAATTTACACAAAGAGTACGAGATAATAAATTTACGCAAAGAGAAATATTTGATAGAATAATTACTCGACATGCAAAATATAATAATATTAAAGAAATATGGCATATGTCAGGCGATACTTGGGTAGAAAGTGAATTTTTTGACAAAGAATGGGATTTAGTGTACTTAGATGATGATCACAGCTACAGTGCAGTGAAAAAATGGTTAGAAATATTCTCTAATGTGCCTATAGTTTGCGGCGATGACTATAATACTACTTGGCAAGGTGTGGTATCAGCTGTAGATGAATATACATATAAAACAAATTGTAGTTTACAAATTATGCCTCATAATTTTTTTGTAATAAAAAATACTTGACATTTTAGGAATAATCTCTTATACTAATTACAGTATAAGGATTCATTATGATTATTGGTATTTGTGGACTCATTGGAAGTGGCAAAGGTAGTGTCGCTGATATTCTTGTAGAAGAACACAATTTTAAAAAAATAAGTTTTGCAGACAAATTAAAAGATGGAGTTGCATCTGTGTTTAATTGGGATAGACAGATGTTAGAAGGAGATACTAATGACTCGAGAAAATGGCGAGAAGAAAAAGACGATTTTTGGTCAAAAGAAACTGGTGAAACAATTACACCGCGCCTTGTCCTTCAATTATTTGGTACTGATTGTATGCGTAGTGGTTTTTTTGATGGTATCTGGGTAAGCCTTGTAAAAAAACATCTGTTAGAAAATCCTGATGCGAATTATGTAATACCAGATGTGAGATTTGAAAACGAAGCTAAAATGATACATGCATTAAATGGACACGTTTGGCAGGTTCGTAGAGGACCAGATCCTTTATGGTTTAGACTATATAAAGACTTAGGACAAGTTCCCGAAGATGTTCATAAGTCGGAATGGGCTTGGGCAAATATACAAATGAGTGCAATATTAGCTAATGACGGCTCATTGGAAGACCTTAAAAGTCTGGTAAAAGATCTCCTTGTTTCCATTTAACTCCTTCTTTTTGTAATACTCTTTGGCAGTTTGCACAGATTGTTTTTAAGTTTCTATATGATGTGTTACGTAAAGAACCGTCTATATGATACACATTAAACTGCTCTAAATGTTTGCTTTTAAAACCGCATTTTTCACAGAGAGGTTTTTTATCATATCCTGCTTGTTCCCACAGGGGTATGCCGTGACCAATACCGTTCCTTAAACACTGTTCACATTTTTTTCTATAAAATGTTTTTCCGTTTTTCTTATAATTAACTGCGGCAGGTCTTTTACCACATACACATAAAGGTCTCATGTTGTATTTAGCTCACCTTTTCAACCCCTTTTTGATATGTTTTATTACATATTTTTCCATTCAATTTGCTAAATACATGTAGAATGTACATATCCACGATAGGAGAAATAAAATGGCAGGATTAGTATCACCAGGCGTACAGGTTAGCGTTGTTGATGAAAGTTTTTACACACCAGCTGAACCAGGTACCCTTCCAATGTTATTCGTCGCAACTGCGGCAAACAAACAAAACGGTTCCGGCACAGGTATTGCACCGGGTACCCAAACAGCAAATGCAGGTAAACCTTACCTATTAACTTCGCAAAGAGATCTAGTAGATACTTTTGGCGATCCAGTTTTCAAAACAGACACAACCAACAATCCAATTCACGGTAGTGAACTTAACGAATATGGATTACAAGCGGCTTACTCATACTTGGGTATTGCTAACAGAGCTTATGTTGTAAGAGCAGATCTAGACGTAGGACAATTAGAAGCAAGTGCAACAGCACCCGCGGCAAATCCAACAGATGGAACATATTGGTTTGACACTAAGAATACACTATGGGGTATTCAAGAGTGGAATGGTGCTTCAGTATTAAGCGGCGGACAAAACTTTACTAATAAAGTTCCGATTGTAATTACAGATGAAACACAAACAAGCAATACAGGGTCATTAAGCACAAACGGATACACCGGCGTTATACCTGCCAGTACAGTCGGCGCCGTTGGTGATTATGCTGTAGTTGCAACTTCAACTTTAAATAGAATATACTACAGAAACACTTCAGGTACTTGGGTACTTGTAGGAAGTGATGCATGGACTAAGAGTTGGGCAACTGTAAAAGGTTCAACTTCTAATCCTTCATTTGCAGGCACTGCAAATATTACTATTAATGAAACTGCGGTTGCAGTTAATACTTCAGATACTGTAACAAATGTTGCAAGTACAATTAATGGACTTAGTATTCCTGGAGTTACAGCGGCGGCGGTAGATGGTAGATTAGAAATCTACAGTGATGGTAATTCATTATCTGAAGATTCAACGCTAAGTGGTGAAATAATTATTGCAGGTGATTCGACTAGGTTAACAGAGCTAGGAATTACAGCAGGAACTTATTATCCACCTATTTGTCAAATTTCAAAACACACAAGTATTCCAGAATGGAAAACAGGAGATACTTACACAAGACCTACAGGTAGTGTTTGGATGAAAACAACTACTCCTAACTTGGGTGCAAAATACGTTGTTAAGAAATGGAATGACAGCACAGCATTATGGGAAACTTCAAATCCAAGCATATATGCATCTAATAACGAAGCTATCTTTAACATGGACAAAACAGGCGGCGGAGCAAACATGCTCACTGGCGATTTGTATGTATTAAGTAATGTAGCTGGAGATGTTAGACCATTAGCTACTTTTAAATTATATCGTAGAAATGGAATTGCACCTACAACAATTACAGGTGCAAAAATTATTGCTGGAAGTATTAGCAGTGGATCAGCTTCATTTACAGTACAAAGTACAGATAATTCACAACTTGCTTTTAATGCGGCTGTAACTGTTTCAGGTACATATACAGGAGCGGCTTCAGATGCAAATGTTTTAGCAGGCG